GCCTCCTAATCGGGGCATCAATTTCTTTCACAGAAATTGGAATCAACTCCACACTGAGTTGTTGTTTTCCTAGGACACGCCTAAGGAGGCGACGCTCGGAAAACTGACCGCAAATCCACTAGCGGTGGTACGGTCTGACTCTAATCGAGTCTTGGGGTCCATCTCCCCTACAACGCATATCCTCACGATATGCTTCAGTTCCCTCTCGGAACTTCGAGCTCCACGCTCCTCAAATTAGAACTTCGAGCCTCCCGCTCTTTCTAACTTTCAATTTACGTCTTCAAACGACGTTTCTCGAGCTCTTTCCGCTCTTTCTTACCCAATCTGGGTTTTCTATCCACCAATTCCTTCTCGACAAATCCTTTCCTCACGATAAGGTTGTCTCCAATTGGTTTCTCCATGGTGATTTGATTTATCGGAGCTCTCTTTTTCTCTGGTTGCAATTTCCTCACCATTCGCTTGAGTTCCTCCGAACTAATGCCAAATACAGATCTAAGACACTTCTCTTTATTGGCAAAAATCGAACCGTAAGCTAACATCGCTCCTTCTTGAAACATTGTTGGTTTTCTCAAATATCTGTGACTCAGATAGTCTTTCATAGTCGAAACAATCAGATAATTATCGAAATACCAAATCAAATCCAACCAAGATTCATACCAGGAATCGAAAGTTAATGGGCTCAAATCCTTAACACCAAGTTTTATGTTCAACTTCAACGCATTCGGAACAGCCACCACTTTCTTACCACCATCAGTCGTCGGGACTAGACACAAAAATTTGCTACAAACAAAGGGCTGATTATGTGGAAATTTAGCCTCAAAGTTGAACAAAGTTGTGAATTTAAACTCGTCGTCCCTATCCAATGGTACTCTCGATCCTATTAAACTATCGTCTCCTGAAGCGATGACGAAAGTAATATTCGGATCTAAAAGATCATACATATATGCCAAAGCGGATAATGTAATGATCGTATTTGCCAGGTATGTACAAGCGTCTCCAGTTCGAGGCTGATAATTCACACTAAACCCGACACCGCAGGGTCCGTCCCTGATATGCGATATCTCGTGTGAGCCAAACCACATGTCAATGAAGTCGGCAGGCGCGCCAAGAGCTGTGGGGGTGTGATAGTGAGTCAAGTGATGCAACCTCTGCTGTGACTTATCGAATGTCGAGGGGTCTATCTCTTTAAACTCTTTCGTCATCTCGGAAGCAAAGGGATCCAATGAGAATAATGAGATATTTCCTGTCGGAATTGATATCTTCTCAGTCAAACACAGCAGTAGCCTATTACACATCATGACCAAAATGGGTGAAGTAGACATTACTTTACCTTTATCATGATATGTAATCGGTGAAGCCAAAGGTCTCTCAAATATCTGCGAACAATCCTCAACTGGTTTCAATTGAGTTTTGATCATATGTCGATACTTGTCCATCGACACCAAAGCACATGGATCCACAAAAGCATCCTCTGGTATATTCTTCCCGGAAAGATACTTATTAAAGTAACCCATCTCTCCTTCTGAAATGTAACCGGGGAATTGCGCTAGTTTATTCGGATCAATAACTGTGTTAATGAAACGATTCGCAATCTTCCTAGCCTCATCATCCTCGAATAAAACCTGCTGTAAATCTGGAACATTCAAATTCCTCTTCTTTATCGCCAAAGCAGCTTCTCGCTGGGTCGGAATTCTTTTCGACATGTTCCCAGTTCGGAATAATCCATTCAACTTCGGACCTGAAGATTTTGTCCAATCGTTGAACACGGATGTATCCAAAGTCGCCCTATCCAATTCCAAGGCAATATCTGAAGTTTCGACCAGTTCTTGAAAGAAACTGTCATCAATGTCAGAAATTCCTGGTAGCATCTCATCGATCGCCATTTGGATAAATTCAGGACTTGTGTGCTTCACAGGGAATGCCATAAGATCTGTATACCCACAAGTGGGAACATCTCCTATCGGAAAATACATCGCAAGAGACTTCCAATCGTTTCTCGCTAAAACCTTTTCATGACACTCCAGAATTGATTCAAACTTGTGAGGCACAACCTCCTTGACCATCATCAATTGATTCGTCTCGAATCGTCCCACATCGGGGATAAGAGGCAATGGTGTCTTCACGATCTTTCCAGGATTCTCTAAGGCAGGACGCTCATCATCGAGCGCATTGATATCAAACGAATCCTCAGTCTCATCTCGAGAACTGTCGTCTCCTTCCGCGGAGACTGTAAAGTCCGAAGGAATCGGAGGCAATTCCTCACCGAACTCAGATCCATCAGCCCAGATCTCAAACGATCTGCGAATAGTTACCAGATCACTATTCATCGCTGGTTCTGTTAAATCGATCTCAACAGTCTCCTCGGACGTCACGTCCTCAGAACTCTTCTCAGTCGAAGTTATCTCGATCTCTTCTGGTAGCAGCACAGACTCGTCTATCTCGACGTATGGTTCATAATCACGAACATAGTAATCGTCAAAATTCGGGACTTCGATGAAATAATCGGATTCAAGCTCTAAATCGAACAGTCCTCCCCATCGCGTCTGCAGCAATGGTCCCATCTCTGTCCCTATGAATTGAGTAAACACTCTTTGCATCTTCGGCCCAAGGAATTTCACCAATGCCATCCCAATAAACAGGTTAGTAAACCCGATAACTCGGTCATGGTGATTTCGAGTGTACTCATTCAAAACTGCTAGCGCTTCTTGTCGCGCTTCTTCGGTCACGCATTCGTCATATTCCTGCTTCAACTTCGCGTACTCATCGGTTTTCGAAACCCCAGTAAGGGTTCGGTGCTTCAACTGGAGCAATGGTTCCACCAAGTCTCCTTCATGATCGAACGTGAACATTTTCTTCACCGAAAAGTCAACATTCCGGAAAACTGAGAACAAGGGATCCATGATCACATAAACTTTTCGTTAAATGTGAGATCACAGTTGAAAAGATAATTAATTAATTTCACAACCACGTGAAATAACC